CGGTGTGCCATAAACTTACCACTAATACCTTCGCCAACACTACCACAAACCAAATCACTAAGCTCACTGTCGGTAATATCTGCGTCTTTACAGAAGTCTGACACAAATACCCATGATCTTGGAGTAGCAAATGAGCGACTTGATGAACGTGGATCAAAATCAAACAAATCTTGTTTAGCAAAACTCAAGTAACCAACGACATCCTGGTGTACTTTGTTTTTAACTGCCCAAGTTTGCCAAGTTTGAAAATCAGCTTTAACCTCTAAGTGAACGAAGCGGTTGGCCAGCGGTGTCGGCATACGATAAGTAACACCTTTGTCGCTGTCGCGGTTACCAGCGGCTACAATAACCACGTTCTCAGGAAGAGTGTATTTACCAACACGCCTGTTCAGGATAAGCTGATAAGCCGCCGCTTGCACCGCCGGAGTAGCGGAATTCATTTCGTCTAAGAACAAGACGATAACTGGGTATTCTGCGGCTAGTTCTGCATCCGGTAATTCAATTGGTGGAGCCCAATCCATTTTCCCAGCTTCCTTGTTGAAGAACGGAATACCTCTAATATCAGTTGGATCCATCTGACCAAGTCTAAGGTCAATCATATAACCATTTAGGTCATCTGTGATTTGGGAGATGATATCACTTTTGCCTACTCCCGGAGGCCCCCATAAAAACACAGGTCTTTTAAGATTAAAGCACCGCTGAATCCTAACACGGCCTTCTTCTACATTTACTGTTCTTGTCTCTGATACTGCCATTTGTGCTCTCCTTTATCAACTTATCAAATACTATTATAGGCTCTTTCTGACCAAATGTCAATCAGTTTATTTGGCGTTGTAAGTTGTTGATTTATATAACCAAATGTTCAAAGTAGCGGAAGTGATCAGCCAGTGTCCAAGTTGTAGGGTCAATTTTAGTGCCATCGTATGTCTCAAATTCTGCTGTAAAAACACTATGATAGCGCATAAACGGTAGCCACATGTTGGGTGTTTTGGACTTCCAGCCAGCTTCTGCTAACTGTTCGTGTTTGGCTTTGCTGAGTTTTACAGTGGGTGCATTGAGAGCTTGCGAAACAGTTATGACTTGATGTAACAGTAGGTCACGTACTCTTGCCGCTGGAATCAAATGCTCAAAGTCATACTTTTCATCTACACCAACTTCAGTGTAATGACCTTTCATACCGTCACGTTGTTGAATACAATATTTGTGATATCTACGTAAGTAATAATCAATGTCGTTGCGTATTTCACGCAACAGTTGTTGATCGTTTTCAACTGAATGATACAGTTCTACTCGGTTTGTTAGGTTTTCGGTACAGTACTGGGAAACCGTTTTATAGGTCTCCTCAGTACGTGGTGTTGTGCCGTAGTTGGGCTGGATAAACTTGTTTAATGATTCTTGTAAGTTCATGACTCAAATAATCCAGTTGAGTGTGAACTGGCGATACTCTCCATTTTCTTCATAGTCTTGTCAGATACTCGAAACTGATATTGGCCGTCTGCTTGTTGCTCAAAGTATCCCCATTGACCTGAAATTGGAGTGCAATTAGGTCCTTCACCAGGCGAAAATTCCGAAAGATACTCTCTACCAAACTCGTATGCTTGTTTAAGTTTGTCCTGTATTTCTGGGAACGTGAAGTCGTATACTTGTTCGCTGGTTATGATACTTTCGTCGTGATGTTTTAACGATTCTTTATATTTTACACGATATTGTTTTTGAACTTTATTTCTAATAGGACTTTGATGCCACGGGGTATCAACGATACTTCGGTGTGACATACCGCCAATTGTTTGCGGACTTGTTGCACTTTCATTGCGAGTTTTAACTTCTAACCCGTCCTCTGGCAAATCAACTCCGCAATTCCTGGAAACGTTGTTTCCAAAAGCTTCTAATATGTCTTCAATACATCTTCCAACGTTTCCATTCTTTTGTGTCATTGGTATTCGAGTACCAACTCGTATTCCTTTTTTTATGTTCATTTCAAACTCCTTCGTTAATTAGTCCGTTTGCTAGGTTACCATCAGTGATACCTAACTTACTACCTTCTCCGTGATAAGGCAAGTTTAGTTCGCCACCGTTGAGTATATAAACTTCACGTAGGAAGTTACTCATAACTCTTGGAGCATCCCAAGCCGCACCAGGGAACATGTGTTGTTGCTGTACTTTTGCTTTGTCATGCACAATCTTACTTGACTTGAAGGTTTTCTTAACCAGTGTAAGAACATCCTCCATCCACCCTTCTGGTAAAGGATCTCTCACGTTGGTGTTTGCGAGTCTGTGCAATTCATGCAGGCCAATGTAAACACCTTGATCAATTTCTTCCTGCATTTGGAATACCTGCTGTATAGCACCAAGTATATTGTTAAGCACCTTACCAGACTCGTCTGCTTCTATACCCTTTTGTGCGTATTTGAAGTGACTAAAGAAGTACTCGTTTGGTCCACGTAAATTTACATTACTGCGAGTTTTCTTATCCTCTAAGTCGATACCCAATGTATCAAATTGATCCTGCATTGTTCTTGCACGTACATTCTTAATTTCCCTGCTACCGTTTTTATAACGCACTAAAGCATTACGATGTAGGTCCGCAGGTCCTAACCGTTTAACACCTGTATCGTTTAACTGTTCAAATGCAAACGACGCAAAGTTTTTATCTTCAGTGTCTACTACTGCGCAAGGAATTTCATCAAACCCCAATATAGCGGCTGCCACAGTTCTGTGTTGACCATCATACGCATCTACTGTAACTTCAACTTCAACTTCGGTGGTTATTAATCGACATGCACTAACAGGACTGCAAATGCGTGGATCCCATTTTTTCATGATGTTTTTAATATGATCATGTATAACATCACGCTGGACTTCATAGTCAATCCAGATGTCTGCTATAGGCACCATCTTGCTAACTGGGAATGTGTATCGGTGAGTTTGTGCCGCTTTACGCCATGTTGCTAATTGATCATCAGTAACATTGTAATGGGCTTTGAGTTGCTGTTCTACTTCTGTTGCGACTTCTGTGAGTTTTCTACGTAGGCGTTGCGCCATAGTTGTTCTCCTTGTTTGTAAAATTGCGCACCATGCGCTGTACAGTAAGCTATTGTTGAGTACCATACACAACTAACTTACAAGTGCTATATTAGAGGAGTTTTAGTCTTTTGTCAAGTCTTGATTATCCAAGTACTGCTGTAGATTGTCAGCATGCAGTTTCAGCATCACAGTTTCATCTTTGCCTGTGAGCCAAACAGTACTTAAATTTTCTATGTAATAACAACAGGTTAGCAGACGACTCATTTGTATGAGTGTGCGATTTTTTAGTTTTTCTGGAAGTTTAACTTTGTGTAACGGGTATTCCACGCCTCTCAAATATTTGAAGCCTTGTTTGCTTAGACGTAGTTTATTTTGGTCGGTATGGTTCCAAAACCATTTACGTAGCCATTGGTCTAGGTTGGAGTACTTACCTCCACCCTTTTCTAAGAAGAGTTTTGCGTAATCTAATTGACTAAGGGAAGATTTGCTCACCTTGCTTCATGAATACCACTGTGAACTGATCTGTTTTAAACAGACTGTTGAGTTTTTTGCAAAGGTTAATCGCATGCCCGCTGTTACTAAAACTTACCTTTTTATACTTGGGTCCTGGGTAATGTAATAGTATGTTATGAGTCTTTAGATTGATTGGACGGTTATCATAAAAGACTGCCCAAATCCCGTCACTACTAAGGACTTGGTCGCTTTTATAATTTGTCTTGTTAACATGCTCTAACAAGACCGTCGGCTTTGGTCTGGACATCTCTATTTCCTTGAATATAGTATTTATGACTAAAAAGTGGGTATATTATCATTAAAAACCACCTCCGTCTACACTAATTGAATTTACAGGCTCAGACACACTTGTTTCCTGTGTCTCAGCAAGATTAGCTAACAGCACATAGATATCACTGTGTAAGTTACGTGCTTCTTCTGCTGTTAGTGCTAATTGTTTACTACCAGTCTGGTTCATTAGTTTTACTTTATCGTTGAACTTTTTAATTGCTAGACTGATCTTTTCCATATTATTGTTGCTCCTCTTGTGGAGTTAAATTTTGATAATATTGGTTAAACAACCAAAAATTACCACCATAACCTAAAATGCATGCGGCTTCCATATTCATTTCTAATGCCATCCACGAGTTTAATTCATTGTTGATTATGATTACGATTGTGTTATCTGGGTAATTGTCTTTGATGTTTGCGCCTTGCCAGAAAACTTCGTAGCCTTGATCTTCTGCCATTGTTAACACACTCTGACTGGCGTAGCACTCTACTGGCTTGCTTCTTGTTACAGATTCTTCTTCTTCAGGATCCATCAACTCTTGTGCGAATATTTCTGCACCGATTGTAATTGCACCTGTTGTGACTACACCTAAAATAAATCCTTGTATAAATCTTTTGATCATAATTGTTTTAACTTTTCTAACATTTGTTGTTCTGATTTAAATGGACCATGATACTTGTATCTACTAAGTAGAATATTCTTTGGACAAAACTCTTTTGACCATTTATTACCAGCCCTGACCAAATAGTACCCTGCGCAGTATTGACTACGGCTCTTTGGTGTTTTGTTGTAAATTGGTATTTGTCTTTGCACATCAAATACTTCGTTGTAGACCCTACTGGTTGCTGGGTACCCATAAACCAAATTTTCTTTGTCCCTGGCAGTTTTTTCTGCACCAGCAAACTGTATGTTGTACTTGGACTTTATGTTTTTTACACTAGCGTATGTTTCTCTTTGATCATTGTGTACATAAACAAAGCCACCATTTTCAACTGCTTGTATAGTAGCAACCTGATTACCAGATTGTTCTACTACCCAATATTTGTTCTTGATTATGGTTTTTGCTACTAGGTCATTCATGCTGTTAGTTCTTCCTGGATATACCTGTTAAGTTCGTGATCCCCTACATCCTCTGGTATTTCATTTTTATAGAATAATCTATAACTGTCACTTCCATACTTGCCAATGCCATACAATTCTGTAGCATCTTCTCCGTCCCAGTTTTCAAACTGCTCACTCATGCGACACAGTCTTTTTAACCGTACATGTTTCATTCCAAGTGGTTCAATTACTTGTTCAATCTCTTGCGGTAGTGCCTGCAACAATTTATCATGCGTGGGCCACTTAGCAAAAAACTCAGGTAGTACACGTTTAACCTGTTTGCGATTCGTACAGTTTAAACATATAACACCAACCATGTGTTGCCACACGTTGTCTACTTGCTGTTGGACCATTCGTTCATCAATCATTCTGGATTGCCTGCTCCTAAAAACTCTGCATACTGCTGGCTGTGTTCACTTAATCTGTTAAGATCATACTTGCCACAAAACTTCAAAAACTGTGCGCCCACCATTGGTCTCTTTCTACTTACTTTACCTTCTGCAATAGTGGTTGCAATTTGTTGCTTTACTTCATCTGGTTGTGCAGTAAGGTCGACCAATACCTTGTTACGTTCATAATCATCCAACACTCTGTGTTCTTCACCGTTATGGTCAGTCCAACGTTGTAACATCAAGTTGTTCCAATTAAAACCTTTTGCATTTCTGTCAGCGTAGGCTTCAAGCAATCCAACTTTGTTCTTGCTACCTTTCTTGCGTACACCTGGATATGCTGAAAATACATTGTCTGTCGAATCTCCACGCATACATTTTTCAAACAAGATCCACTCTGGGTCGGGTATTTGCTTGGGCTCTTTGGTCTTTTTGTCTAGCACCAACTTGCCTCTTTTATCAAATATACCTTCCAGTGTGTGCAATTCATCAGACACACCATTGTACTGCTTTACATTGCTTGACAACAGTTGATAAAAATCAGTGTCACTGCTGATAATAACATGCTCGTCATCCGGGTGTGCTTGTACCCATCCAGCGATCAAATCATCTGCTTCCAAATTACCATGGCGCATCACAGTACAATTTGTTTTTTCGTCTAGGAAAGTTTTTAGTGAATCAAATGCTTCCCAAAACAATGCGTCTTCTTCTGCTTGTGCTTCTGTTAGTGCTTGTCTTGCAAC